CGGATATTGTTTCTAGTGTTACTGTTTCTGACATAGGCGTTGACAACACAGGTGTAGACAGCACATTTACTGGCGCAACCGATGTTGTTGATACAAACCTAAACAGCACCGACACAACAACTGGCTCAACACTTACTGGCTCTGGTGGCGCAGACAGTGTTGCAGATGTTGTCTTGAACAGTGGCGACACAACTGGCTCGACCATCATCGGTGATTCTGGTGGCTTGGATAGTGTCGCCAACATAATTCAAAATTTTGACTCTGGCGATACAACGCTGGACACAACACTGGATACGACAGGCGACACGACAACTGATACAACGGGCGACACCACCGTGGGTGGTCTTGGCACGATAAACACTGAGTTAACTGGTGGATCGGACATTGATACAGGCACTGATGTTGTTGGTGGCTTGACCGCAGTAACTGGTGATCAGGGCGCAGACACCACCGACACCGTCGTCACAGACGCTGGCGGAAACACTGTCGTCGTAAAAGCAGATGATGTCATTGCCGATACTGGTGCAGGCAACATTGTTGCTGACACTGGCTCAACTGATACCGTTGGTGGCTTAACACAACTTCAGTCTGGCGACACCCGCTTGAATGTGGATTCAGCCGCAGATGCCGCAACAACGGGCGGCTTGAATCAAGCAAGCACCACAGGATCAAAAACTGATGCGCTTGCAAACATCGCAAAAAGCGCAGTGACTAAGGCTGTGACTGGGGCTGTTAAAGGTCAGATCAGAAGCGGCATCAATAAGGCAATTGGCGTCAAGACTGCAAAACAACCATCAGTTGGGAAGCAGTTGGTCAAGGGTGTTGCATCTCAAATTGGAAGCAAGGTTGTTCCTAAGTCAATGGCTATATCAAAATTGATTCCAGTTTCAACCGCAAAGAAAACCGCTCCCACAAAAGTAAATGTGAGCAAATTGACACCAGTTTCAAACATCTCTGGCCTGTCAACTCTGGTCAATCGTAAAGGATAAGCATCATGGCAATTTTGGAAAAACGCAGAGCAGTCAATCAATTGCCACGGTTTCAGCGGTATCAAGATACCCGCGCTGGTGATCGTGCCGCCGCATTGCGTGGCGAGACTCCAATCACTTCTGCGATCCGCCAACTGGCTGGCTCAAGTGGCTACGGCCCAATGGGCGAGTCTGAAGGCTACCTCCCAATGGGTGGTGGCATGGGCGGTGGCCGTGGCGGCGCAGGTGGCGTCGGCGGTATGGGTGCTGGCCCTATGGGCGGGGGTGCTGGCGGTGCTGGTGCTATGGGCGGCGCAGGCAAGGGCACAGTCGATAAATTTGGCAATATGGCAGGTCAGCCTAAGAATGCTGTTACATCGGCCCTGAAAGGCTCTACAGCGGCTGGAAAGACTACTGGCGCTACCACTGGCAAGACAACAGGCACTGGCGCTACGGCGGGCAAGGTTGCAGGGACTACTGCGGCTGGTACGACTTCTAAGTTACCCGGCTTGACCAGCAAGACCGCTGGCACTGTTGGCACCGCTGGAGGCGCTGGCGCAAAAGGTTTGACTTCTGCTGGCACAGGAACAGCAGGGGCAAAGACTTTGACCTCAACTGGTACTGGCACGGGCAAGACCACTGGTGCAACTGGTGGGACTGGCGGGACTAAGTCGGGTTCAGGTCTGACCAGCACGCTGACAAATGCTTTGACTGGTGCGGCTCTTGGTGCTGGAACCAAGTTTGTAATTGACAAGTTGACTGGCGGCTCAAAAACCGCTGGCACTGGCACAACCTCTGGGACTGGGCTTACAAAAGGAACATCAAAGAACCTAGACACCATGAATGGTGGCACTGGTTTGAAAACCACCACCAACGCTGGCGGCACAGGAATTAAAACAACAGGCACCTCTGGAACCGCTGGCACTGGAACCGTCAAAGGAACTGGAACCGCTGGGACTACAACTGCTGGAACAGGTACGGTTAGAGGAACGGGTACTGCTGGCGCAGGCACTGCTGGGACTGGGGTTGTAAAAGGCACTGGAACAACGGGCACCAGCGGCGTTACTTCTGTTGTCAAAGGAACTGGCACCAATGTTGGCACGCCTCCATTTGTTCCCAAGAGTGGAACTGGCACAACTAAAACAGTCGGCCCAAAAGCCCCTGTTACTGCTGGCCCAAAAACAACCAAAAGCACTGGCACAAAATCTACCGCAGGAACAAAGGGCGCGGCTGGTGCCGCTGGCGCTGTAAAGAGCGCAACAGGGGTTGATGACGACGAAACCGATGACACCACCGACACCACGGTAACTGGAGTTGCTTACGACGACGAAGGCAACTTGATGCCGGGGTACGAGTTGGACGAAGAAGGCAACGCTGTATGGGTTGGCCTTGGTGAAGACACGCTTACTGGTGGCGAAGGTGATGACACCTCTGACAGCGGTGATGACACAGACATATCTTCAGACGATGAAGGCACCACAACTCAAGTGATGGACGACGGCACTGTTGTTACGCTTGACGCTAACGGCGAAATTGTTTCTTACACCGACACCGATGGCTCAACTTATGACGCTGACGGCAATGAGATAACCGAAGGCGGCGGAGATTTAGATGCAGGCGGCAACACCACCGAGACACTGGATGATGGCACCGTTATCACTTATGACTCAAGCGGCGACATTGTTTCCTACACCGACTCTGATGGTGTTACATATGACGCTGACGGCGAGGTCATTGATGGATCAGATACGCTTGTAAATGGCGACGAGGATGCCGTTACAGACGAGGAGGATATTGTCGCTGATGAAGAGGAGTCATACGAAGGCTTGTACTCTGATGATGAGGGCAACCTGTATGACCCTGACGGCAACCTTGTCCAATACGCCGACGGCACTATGGTTGGCGACGAAGAGTCAACTGAAGGCGAGGTGGCATTTACCGATGAGTATGGCAACACATACGACTACAACGGCGACCTGATTGCAGAGGCTGATCACTCTGACTTTGTTCAGTACGACGACGACGGCAATTCCTATGATTGGGATGGCAACCTAATTGAGTACGCAGAAGGCTACGGCGCTGAAGACGAGTATGCGGCTGAAGATGAGTACACGGCAGACGATGAGTATTCTTCTGAAGATGAGTATTCCTCTGAAGACGACTATTCATACGACGACTACGATGTGAAAAAAGGTGGCTTGATTCATATGCAAGAGGGTGGTGATCCATCTGAAGGAGATGACGAAGAAATTGAGCCAATCGAAGAAGAAGAAAACGAAGACGGCACAATTACTCAATACTTCGACGACGGCTCTTCCATTACTTACGACGCAGACGGTGAAGTTGTTGATGTAACTGAGGCAACAGATGAGGCCGAGCCTGCGTTTGCAACTCGTAGTTTGTCTGCGCGTGATCCCAATTATTCAGACACAACTGAAGAAGTCCAAGATTTCCAAAATGTTAACTACAACTTTGGTGAGTCAGACGACCCCACAATGACTGGCTACACATTGACTGGAAATCGCAACCCAGTAGGTAACACTTACTCAGCCAGTTCTGCTGTCTCTGATGACGCTACGCCTCCAGAAGGCTGGCCTGAAGGGTTTGTTTCTAATGGTGATGGCACGGCCACTTATGTGGATGACGACGGTAGCACCGTGACTATTGACGCTGACAGCAACATCGTGTTTGTAACTGATGCAAACGGCGAAGTCGTTGCGCAAGATGGTCAACCAACTGGGCCAACTGGCGGCTTGACACAAGCAGGCCAAGGCAACCGTCAATATTTTGACGACGGCTCTAGCATCGAGACATTTGACGACGGGTCACAAATTGTTTACGACTCCGATGGCAATGTGTTCAGGTCTGTTGACGCATATGACACAACATACGACGACGAGGGCAACGCTATCGTGACCGATGGCTTTGGTAATATTGTTGGCGTGTATGACCCCCAAGGCAATGTGATTCCTTTGGGCGGTGGTCGCGTAACTGGCCCCACGCAAGTAACTGGCGCGGGTGGTTCTGGAGCGGTCAACACTGGTAACGAGAAAACCATCCAAGAAAAAATTGCCGAAAACAGAGGAAATGCGGCCAGCGAAAGTGCAATTGCTGACTTGCTGGCAAGCCTGAACACTTACGGTGGCGCAGGCGCGGCTGGTGCTGTTCTCGGCGCATTGCTGGGCAACACTGATCTGTTCGGTGGCGGCTCAAGCGGAGGTGGCGGCGGCTTTGACATGGAGGGCGTTGGCGCAATCAACCCACGCACCACAGACTTTGGCATTGGCCCAGCAAACTATGTTGGCTACGACCAATATGGCACGCCAGAGCAGATGCCAGAACTCTATGGCCGCGAGTTGTATCAGAACCTGAACGCCCCCGGCTTCAACGAGGTGAACCCCGGGGACTACGCACGCTACGACGCTGAAGAGTCTGGCCTTGACCAGTTCATGGAAGGCGACGCGGAAGACCAAGAGATGGCCGATGAGGGCTACGCAGAAGGCATGAAGGATGGTGGTATGCCTACAGGTGGCTTGGGCCAGACAGCGCCCCAGACTTACTACACCTTTGGCACACCTGTTGACCCCTTGCAGAACTTGCGCAACCCTGCGCCATTCCAGCAACAACAGCAACCACAAGGGCAACCTCAGATGCCTCCACAGGCCGCTCAGAACGCCCAGCAATCGCCTCCACAGCAGGCATTGCCCCAGATGGGTATGGCTCCGCAACAGCCATCTATCCCTCAAGGCGTGCCACCCGCTGGCGTCGGCATGAAGAGCGGTGGCCTGCCTGCTTGGTCAAATGTTCCAATCACCAATGGCCGCTTGAACTTCCGCCAAGGCGCGGCGGTACACGGCGCAGGTGACGGCCAGTCTGACGACATCCCCGCGATGCTGGCTGACGGCGAATATGTGATTGACGCTGAGACCGTGGCGCAAATTGGCAACGGTTCTACAAAAGCAGGCGCACAGGCTTTGGACAAATTCAGGGAAAATATCAGAATGCATAAGCGGTCTGCGCCCGTGAACAAGATTCCGCCAAAGACCAAGGCGCTTACTTCCTACTTGAAAGGAGCCAGATAATGGCTGGACTGTTTCAGGGTGATCCCCTACCAGATGTAACGACGACGACGCAGACGCAAGCGACTGCGCCAGAGTTTTACACCAACTACCTTCAAGACATAGCCAACCTTGGTCAGAACGCCGTCCAGCAGGGTGGTGTGGCTGGCTTTAGCCCACTGCAACAGCAAGCCTTCCAGATGGTGCCAGATGTGGCATTCTCTGGTGCTGGCTCAATGGGCGCGGCATCTCAACTGTTTGGGCAGGCTGGCGCGACCACCATGCCTGATGTTGTGGCCGACTACATGAACCCCTACACAATGGGTGTGGTGGATGAAATGGGTCGCCTGCAACAGCGGAGCATTCAAGAGAACATCCTGCCAAACCTTGGCGCGGCGGCAACTGGCTCTGGTCAGTTCGGTTCTCGTCGTCAGGCGCAAATCACTGGCAACTCTTTGCGTGACCTCCAGTCCGATCTGCTGGGTAAGCAAATGCAAGCCCTCCAGTCTGGCTACACAGAGGCTGGCAAGTTTGCGCAGGCAGACCTGTCCCGCGCTTTGCAGGCTGGTCAAGGTTTTGAGAACTTAGGCCAAGCACAACAAGGTCTGGGCCTTGGTGGCTTGAAGGCTATGAGCGAGTACGGTGGTCAGCAACAGGCTCTCGGCCAGAAGATGCTGGACTACCCAATGGCGCAGGCGCAAGCGTTCTCTCAGTTGCTGAAGCAGTACCAAGTCCCCGGCGGGTCTATCCAGCAACAAACTGGCCCACAGTCTGGCGCTTACTCCAACAGCCCACTGTCTCAGATTGCTGGCTTGTTGACTGGCCTTGGCGCTTTTATGAAAAAAGCAAACGGCGGCGCAGTGATTATGAAGAACGGCGGCAAAGCCCAACGATCAAAAGCCCATGCCTATTTGGCACGCGGCGGCACAGTAAAAATGGCGAGGTAATAAATGGCAACACCACAAGCACAAGGTGGATTGGGAGCAATGGCTCCCGCAAGACCTCCAGCCCCTGCTCCACAACCAAGCGCACAGCCACCCAACCCTGCGCAGGCCGCACAGCGCATCTCTGGTTTAGAGCAAGAGGTTCCTGTTGAAGAGGACTTCTTGGCGCGTGCTATGCGCAACAAGCGTGAGCAAGAAGCCGCGCTGAACGCACAAATTGAATCATTGAAGAAAAGCCTTGATTCGCGCATGACCCCACCATTTGACACTTCGTTGATGGCGGCGGCTTCTGGTTTTCTGCGTCCAACAAAAACAGGTGGCTTTGGTGAATCTGCTGGTTATGCCGCAGAGGCGTATGCGGCGGAGTCTGAAAAAGACTTTATTCGCCAGCAACAAATTCAAAAGGAAAAACTTGCGCTGGCAGAAAAGCAAGCCGCGTTGGCTCAACAGGCTTTGCTCAATGACTATCGCAGAAGCCGATCTGGCGAAGGCACAGAAATTGTCACTGGCGCAACTGGTACGGCTGGCGTGCCTCAAGCGGCTATTGCGCAAAGCGCACAGAAAAACGCGCCAAGCAGTATGCCTTCCTTCTCTGGACGACAAGTTACCCAGAAGATGATTGACGAGGCTCGAATGATTGACCCCACAGGGGGCTTGGCAAAAGAGTTGGAAGCAGAAGCAAAACTCAACATAGATGCTGAGAAGGTTGCAATTGAGCGTCAAAAGGCCCAGCAGGGAGAGCGTCGGAAGTTCAAACTCCCCGGCCTTGAGAAACTTGGCGAAATCGAGTTAGATGCTGACGAGCAGGCGGAATACAAAACCGTGCTTGCCGAGTACAGAAAAACTCGCGACCCTCAAGTCATGTACAACTATTACGACTCAAAAGGTTGGATGGATTTGGGACAAGGTGCCAAGCCTAATGTGGCTGGCGAAGCAATTCCTGCTGAAGCCGCACCATCTGCTGGCGCAGTGCCATCGGCGGGAGCGAAGCCGTCTGCTGGAGCCGCGCCTGCTGTCAAGCCGCAATTTGAGCGGCCAAAGACTCCAGCCGAGGCAGAGATTGAAAAGTCGGCAGAGATTGAGCGCAACAAGAAAAGGATTGAGTCTGACGCTGAACAGCGAACCAGATTGATGTTGAGTCGTGATACCGCTCAAGAGCGCGTTATTGCATCCAACTCAATTTATGGCATTGCAGAAAATAAAAACACTGGCAAGGTATTTAGTTTGTTTTCCGATCCAACGGTTCGTAATGCCATCATCCAAGCCACCACTGGCCCCGGCGGGGTTCGCACGCCGCTTGGCACAACCGAGATTGCGGCGCTCAAACCCGCGCTGTTGCGTGCGTCTGGCGACCCTGAATTGGTCAACACCGCGATGATGGTGTTGAGAAACAGCACTATGCTGAATCTGCAAGATACCATTTCATTGATGGCTAAACAGGGCGCAATCACTGAGGGTGAACGCGCCTTGATTGCCAACTTGAACCCCAATGTGTGGGAAGACTCTCGCAAGTCAGCGATGGCTAAAGCGCAGTTTGTGAAGGCCCGCGCTGAGTTTGATCGTGATGTGGCTGAAGACTACCAAGCATGGGCGCAAAAGAACCCGAACAAGTATGTGGACGATTTCAAGTCTTCAAAAGAATACAAAGAGTCATACAACCACTACAACAAAGTCACGGGCGATTTGGCTAAGAAGTATTTCCCCGGCTTCAAGGGTGCGCCTGACACATCCCGTCGCGCCGTGCCAAGTAATGCTGGCCCTCTAGAGTCGCAGATAAGGTAATACGCCATGAAATTTCCAGAACTGAATGACGAGCAAAAAAACATTGCACGCATGATTGCCGAGCGGGCAAGGGATTACGGCATCGATCCAGAACTTGCTTTGGCTGTTGGTTGGTCGGAAAACAAATTCAATCCTTATGGCAAGTCACCCAAGGGCGCTCTTGGCCCCATGCAGGTCATGCCATCCAACGCAGAAGGTTTGGGGTTGAAGCCTGATGATCTGCTAAACCCAGAGATCAACATCGACGCTGGTATGCGCATCCTTAGAGAAAATTTGGACGCGCACAAAGGCGATCCAAGATATGCGCTGGTTGGATATAACGCAAACCCAACGATAGCGAAAAGTTTTGCGCAAAACAATGACATGAAGTTGTTGCCTCTGGAGACTCGAAACTACCTCGCCAAGATTGGCGGCATGAGGGACTTGACTCAGACTGGGTTTATTGCGCAGGAAGAGCCAGCGCAAGAAGCGCAGGTACAAGGCTCTGAAGACTTGAGTTACCTTGGCAATCTTCCGCCAGACATTGACGAAACAGAGCCAGAGTTGACAGGAGTTGAGCAACTTTACAAACGCGCCCGTCAATTGGCGTCTGGCCCCAGTGGCGAAGTTGACAAGACTTTGTTGACTGGTGCTGGCGCTCTTACTGGCGCAGGTGTTGGTACGGCGCAGGCGGGTGTCGGGCTTTCAAAAAAGATTTCAGAGGCTTTGGACACCGTTGCGCAAAACAAGGGTGCGGGTACATCTGCGGTTGATGAAAATGCCCCCGGCCAAAAGTACAAGAAGAAAACTGGCTACGGTCGCGGCTCTGGCTACACCGTAGAAGATGTTGTAACAAGCCGTGAACGCGCCAAAGGGCACGGCAAGGTCAGCGGCAAGATGTCCAAGATGTGGGGCGTCCCAGAGGCTGGTGAGTCGCTCATGGATATGCTGTACCGTAAGCAAAAGACAGCCGAACAACTTGCCAAAGAAGCGGCCAGAAACAAAATGCTGGAAAAGATAGGGTTTATCTCCAAGGTTCCAGTCATTGGCCCTGCAATCGCTGGCGGAAGCGCAGGCTACGACATCGCTGACATGATTGATCGCTACGAGAAGGGCGACACATCAGGGGCGGTTATTAAGGGCATTGGCGGGCTTGGATCGCTTGCGGCTATGGTTCCCCACCCACTTACCCGCGCTGTGGGTACGGGCCTTGGTTTGCTGTCAATTCCTGCGGGAATGGCTAACGACTACATCAAGGAAAAGGAATAGAATGGTGGCGGTAGTTGCAGTTGCCACTCTCCTACCCTTGGCCCCCAGCAATGGGGGCTTTTTTATTGCTCAAGGAAATCGGGCTGGCCGATCTTCAGCGCACCACTCTTGACGCGCCACTGAAGGTTAGTCTGGTTGTCGATGGTGTACATGATCAACCACGACAGCATCTCTGCGGTCAAGGTCTGGCCGCACTCAGAGACATCCCAATACTTGATACCCTCGACCTCGCGCTCGGTGACGATGGCCCCAGACTTGTCTGGCCGCATCCACAGGGGTAAGGTGTCCTCCTTGAGCCACACGCACTTGTAGGTCTGGCAGGGGTCTTCTGGGCGGGTCTCGTAGATGCCGCAACCCTTGTCGAGGTAGAAGCAGGGGCGGCCCGGCTGGAAGGTGTGGCCGTGGGCTTCCCCACTTAGCCACCCCTCACAGCAGGCCGTACAGCCCCCGCAGGCGCGTTCTGGCAGTATTGGTATCACTTTGTCTGTCATGCGCTTCCTGCTGGCGTCATAAGAAGAATTTGGGTCTGTATGAATTGGCGCTGGGCTTCTTCGACACCGTCGTCAAAGCCCTTCATGTACGCCTCCATCAACGCCTCAAGTATTTCGGCCTCTGATTTTCCAATGAGCGGGAGACTTCTGGGTTCATATGGCTTACGATCTGTACGCATCTCTGATGCTCCTTTGCGGCAATGATAGGCTCAACATACGCCGCAATCTTGTGCGCAAATTGAACGATGTCCACATCGTCGGCAACAACCGCGTTTGGTTCATGCAGATCGCAGTAGAAAAAGATTTGTTTGATGGTCTCTTCACTCAGCATTTTTGTTCTTCCAGAGTTCCCAGTTGATGATAGTGGTTCGTGCAATTGATCGTTGCGCCAGCGCCTTGTAGGGGTTGATGTCGTTGTCGAGAAACTCTTCGACGATCATGTCCTTCTGGAGAAACAATTCGTGGCGCTCGGCCTTGTCCTTGTCCTCCCATAAGGTTCCATCGCTGGCTCTGAATGCTTCAATTTTTTGCATGATTACTTGTGGTCGTTCTTAAGTTGCCAGAATGCTAGAAGGTGCATGAACATCTCCCAGCCCGTGGTGAGGTCTTCGAGGGGCCACTCCTTGACCACCACCAGACCCGGGACATTGCGCGAGACAAACACATTCGCACACCGTGCGTTCGGGACGCCAAGCCCCACACGGTACGCGGCCAACTGCATCAGATGCTCATCGTATCCACCAATCTTGTCTGGGTCGGTGAACTCTTTGGTTTTGATGTCAGCCACAAAGCCGCCGTCCGATTCAGAATAGAGGTCGCATTTGCCCCCAAAGCCCGCCTCGTGCGCAAAGGCTCGTTCGCTGATCCATGTGCGTGGGCCAGCCCAGTTGTCAATTGCTTGCGTGCAGGCGGCAACCATTTCGGCGTGCTTGCCTGTTGTCTTTCCTTCATAGTGTCCTTGTATCGATGCATGGATGTCTGTTCCAGCATCCGCCGCAGAACGACCCTGTTCTTTGGAATCGTTGATGATTCGGTCGATGTATTCCTTTTCAGGCTCGTCTGGGCGGCGTGGAAGCGTTAACGCCGCATACAACACTTGCTGTTGCATCCAAGCCAGTAAGGCTGGTTTCGCGGCGATATTGAGGATTGTAGTGACACTGGGCACCAAGTTCATCGTGCGGGCATCGCGGAGGGTGGTGTTACGCTGACCTCCCTTCTTGGCCTCTACGGTGTACTGTGGCACCCCATCACGGGTGTACCAGTGATTTGACTCAGATGCTCGTGGTGCTGATGCTTGTAGCATTTGCTTTCTCCAGTTTGTTTTTTGCGTGTCGGTCTTTCATCATCTGGCTCATTCTTGCTCGGCCTTCAGGTGACATCGTATGCTTCTTGCGAGGCTTCTTTGTCTCTGGTGCTTTGCCCTCCAGCACTTTAATTTTGGCCGTCAAAAACAAAATTTCGCTTTTAACGCGAGAAGTTTCTGCAAGTAGGTATGTGATGCTTTCGCGCATCTGATTTTTTTCTGCGTTTGAAATAAACATTGCCACTCTCCTTTTAGTTTAAAACGGGATGTCGTCGTCCATATCGTCAAAGCCTGAACCTTTGGAGGCACTTGCGGCTTTGGCGGGCTGGTTGCCACGAGCCTGCCACTCAGGTGACTGCTCGATCTTGGCGCGAAGGTTGTCACTGAAGGTCTCAAACATATCCATGTCTGGGCTTTCAATGTAGAACGCGGCGCACTTGTTGTGGCCTTCAGGCAGGTTTGCCTTCATGGCCTTGGGCACCGAGTTGATGTTGGCAATGTTGGTGTACTCTTTGCCGTTGTTGCCCACCGCCTTAGTGATGGCAATCATGGCCCAAGCGCCCAATACATTGTCGATTTGGAACCCACGCAACTCGTCGGCTGTGAACTCTTTGCCACGCCATGTTTGCAGGTCTTTGCGCAAGGTGGCCTTCTCTGCCAGAGACAGTGTGAAGTTCTTGCTGATTGACATTGGTTCACCTTTGGCCGTGACCAGTGGTTTGCCTGCGTCGTCTTCTCCATGCACCTCGAATTGCAACATCACTTTGGGCAGGTTTTTGATCTGTCCAAGGTATTCGCTCTTCTGTGTGCCAAGGTCAACGATGCGGTAGCACCGCGCCAAGTACATCCCCGGGGGCACTGGGGTAAAGGTTCCGCCGCCGCCGCTTTCTCTCGCTATTAAAGCCATCATTCGCTCCTAGTTTCAGTTGATTTTGGCCGTCTGGTTACGCCACATGAAAAACATATGATGTCCCAGTCGTCCTCGGTTGCAACGCCTGTCTCAGCCCGTTCTAGAGCCTCCTCAAGCATCTGTTGCCTCTCCAGCATCGCTTGGTTGTATTCCTCTTCGCTGTGCATACACTCTCCCTTCGCTGTTGAAGTCTCGTATCATACACACATTAACTTATTTTGCAACAACACTTGCACAAATGATTTTTTGGTGTATGATCAAGTTTCACAAACACAAGGAGTCAGGATGACGCTAGAGGAATTTTTTGAAGACAAGCCACGGGGATCGAAGATCGCTTTGGCTCGACACTTGGGCGTAACCAAGCAGTGGATGGCCGCACTTATCACAGGTCGAGGTTTGGCAAGCGCAGAGGTTTGCGTTGCCATTGAACGGTACACAAAGGGCAAGGTGTTGCGTGCAACATTGCGGCCTGACATCTTTGGAGAAATCAAGTGATCTGGTACAAATTCTATTTGGGCGACTACATCACACACACCAACCACCTATCGGATGCCGAAGACTTGGCATACCGCCGCCTGCTTGATTTGTACTACATCAGCGAGAAACCAATCCCACTCGAAACCGAATCGGTTGCACGCAAAATCCGCCTTGATTTGGATATAACCGAATCGGTTTTGGGGGAATTTTTTGACAAGGGTGTTGATGGGTATCGCAACAGTCGTTGTGATGCTGAAATCGCAAAGTATCAACATCAAGTTGAAAATAATCGACAACTCGGAAAGCGAGGCGGCAGGCCGAAGAAAACCGAATCGGTAACCGAATCGAAACCGAAGGTTAACCCTAAACAGATACAGAAACAGAATAAGAATATATCGTCGGTTGCACCGACAACATCGCGATTCGACGAGTTTTGGTCTGCGTGGCCTTCGTCAAAAAGGAAGGTCGCCCGCGCTGAGTGCGAGAAGAAGTGGGCCAAGCACGACCTCGACATGGTGGCCGACACCATACTCTCCAGCGTCAACAGGCTGAAGCGCACCGAGCAGTGGACTGGCGGTTTTGATCCTGCGCCTCTGACCTACATCAACCAGCGCCGCTGGGAAGATGATGCAGGCGAACAGCAGGCAACAGGGCGGAGGGTGATATGACCCCAGCCGAGCGTTTTGTTTCGCGTCTAGGCAAGGTCAGGGGCCGTAACGGGTCTTGGACTGCACAGTGCCCAGCACACGAGGACAAGTCACCATCTCTGTCAGTTCGGGAGACCGAAGATGGCCGCGTGCTGGTGCATTGTTTTGGTGGTTGCGCGGTGCATGATGTGGTTGGCGCAGTCGGCATGGACATGAACGACTTGTTCCCACCAGACAACAAACGCAAGGACTGGCCTGAAGCAGGTAAGCCCAGCATGAAGCCAGCGTTCTACGCCAGCGACCTCTTACGCATTGCGTCGTTCGAGTGCTTGGTGGTGATGATTGCGGCATACGACATGAGCAAGGGCAAGCAACTCAGCAATGAGGACATGGAGCGATTGAAAGTGGCACAACAGCGAATTGAGGAGGTAGTGGTATATGCAGGTGTCTGAGATACAAAAACGGGCCAAGGAATTGGACGAGGCGCGTCGCATTCGGATTGTCAAGCCTGATGAGGTTGACTTCGAGAAGTACATCAAGGCCAACGATGTCGGCCAGAAGGTACGCGGCGCAATGGAATTTTTAGAAGAGGTGCGCGAGGACTTCATCAACCCCAAGGAGGAGCCACATCAAACGATGCCGTGGCCGAAGACGCACCAAGGGTTTGGGTTTCGCGCAGGCGAAGTGACCCTGTACGCTGGCGGCAACGGTGGCGGCAAGTCAATGGTCACAGGGCAGATTGCTTTGAACCTGATCAAGCAAGACCAGCGGGTAATGATCGCGTCGTTTGAGATGAAGCCCAAGCGAACGCTGACCCGAATGCTTCGCCAGTTTGCAGGCGAGAACATTTACAACCCGATGTATGTGAACAAGCAACAGCACTTGATGGACTTGGTCACAAGGTTGCAGGACTTCTCGCACGGCAAGTTGTGGCTGTATGACCAGCAGGGCACGGTGACATCCCAGCAGGTCATCGCGGTGGCCCGATACAGCGCCGTCGAGTTGGGTGTGCAACACATCTTCATTGACTCGCTGATGAAGTGTGTGTCTGGTGAAGACGACTACAACGCACAGAAAATGTTTGTTGATGAGTTGACTGCATTAGCGCGTGACCATAATGTTCACATTCATTTGATTCATCACATTCGCAAGTTGGCAAGTGAAGAGATTCAGCCAAACAAAAACGACATCAAAGGTTCGGGCGCGATCAGCGACCAAGTTGACAATGTGTTGATGGTCTGGCGCAATAAAAAGAAGGAGCATCAAGCGCAGAACGGGCCAGTCGATCCGATGATCCCAGATGCCATGTTGATGTGCGAGAAGCAACGCAACGGCGAAGCAGAGGACTGGTACTCGCTTTGGTATCACAAAGAGAGCCAACAGTTTGTCGAGTACGACAACAGCGTGCCGATGTCTTTTGATAATGGAGGAAGATTTTGAATGACCAAGAGGAGCAAAGAGCCAGAGACCGTGAGCATATGCACCGTTGTCTCGTTCGGGAGGTCATCAAGATGCGCATTAAAGATCGCGATGGTGCATACCGTTGGCTTCGTGGCTACAGTGACAACACTGGGCGGTGGAAGAAGGGGTGGAACGAACTTCACCCCGAATCGAAACTTGAAGAGGATGTTAGAGACCAATGGTCTAAAGGTAACCGAGGTAACGAAGGAGAATGGAAATGACAAAGCAAGACGCTGAACTTAGCCCTTTAGCAAGGCAACTACTTGGCAACTCTGGGGCCATGAAGTTATTCACACAGACCGAGTTTGATGCGGCACTGAGGGACGCGAAAGCGGAGATCATGGCAATTGCAATTCAGACCAGCAAGCAGGCAATTGCAATCGAGCGCAACGCGTGTGCCGACCTTGCGTTGCAGTGGAGCCAAGAAGAATTGTCTGAGGCAATTCGTAATCGAATTCCAAAACAGTTTTAACAGGATACCAAAATGAAATATGAAAATATTGATCCAATCCCTATGGCAGGTGGCCCAGACAAAAGGCTAATCGAATTGTTTTCTTCACCTGATACAGAAGACACGGCGGCTGTGTTTTTCTTTTTTAAAAAGTCTGGAGAACTTGTTGTTGAGGGGCGTACTGGGGACACTGAGGAGTCAAGACAATTCTTGAGGGATGTGATGTTCGTTCTCAATGCTTGGATAAGCGAAAGCGAAGATTTCAATGATTGAGATTACATTGCCGTGGCCCCCATCGGTCAACACCTACTGGCGCAACTTTGATGGCCGCATGATCATCAGCGCACGAGGCCGCGAGTACCGTGAGTTGGTCGGCGACCAGATGACGCTACAAAAAACAGTGAAGCACTTCAAGGGTTCACTGCGTGTGGTGATCGAGGCATGGAGGCCAGACAAACGACGCAGGGACTTAGACAACCTGCTGAAGGCAACACTTGACGGGCTGGCCCACGCTGGCGTGTATGAGGATGATTCCCAGATCGTTGACTTGCGCATCTACTGGGCACCAGACATCGGTGGGATGTTGAAGATCAAGATCGAGGAGATCGAATGAAACAAGAACCCGAATGGATTGACATTATTGCGTTGATTGCGATGCACTCGCTGTTGCAGACAGCACCAAAGAACGCAAGGAACGAAGACATTGCATACGAGGCATACAGGCAAGCGGAGGCAATGATGGAGGCAAAAGAAAAATATGATGAGTGACCTCTTCAATATTTTTATGATTATGTTGATGTTGTCTGGCGCGTTGTGTTGGATTGCAACTATTCTTTTGTGTTGGTATTACTGGTCGTGTAACAAAAAAAAGGAGAAGTAAATGTTTGAATCATTTGGAGATTTTTTTTGGACATTCATGGCAATGAGTGGCTTCATGTTTTGGATTTGTTTTGTGGGCTTTGTGATGTTGATCATCAAGCGACGCCGCAAAAACAAGGGGAACATCTATGAGTTCTGAAGAGCGAGACCCACACAAGGCGGTGGACTACATCCTGAAGCACGCCGCGCTTTTTGCCCGTGCGAAGGCAGAGCGCACATACATCGAGCATTATCGTAAGTCCCTCAAGGGAATATTGATGAAGCGAAGCATGGAGACAGCCATCGGGGCGCAGGAGCGTGAAGCATACGCACACCCAGAGATGGTGGAGTTGCTCAAGGGATTACAAGCGGCGGTGGAGATTGAGGAGAAGTTGAAGTGGGACATTACCGCCGCAGAACTCAGAGTGGAGATTTGGCGCACTGAGCAGGCGAACAATAGGGCTGAAGGAAAGGCAACGATGTGAACACCTACCAAGCAACCGTGATGCAGGCGACTGGCTGGGTGCTAGTCATGCTGGATGGGTGGGAGATGCACACCCACTGGTTGGCCGTGCTTGGTTTTATTTTTTTAATTTATTCAATGTGGAGCATATGTATGAAGACACCAGAAGATGAAGCGTTTGAAGAGATTGACAAAGCACAGGGCTGGCGCAAACGCCAGATCGAGATGAAGCAGATCAACGATGAATTTGACGAGGAATACATCAAATACCGTGATGCGTTTCCAAAAGAAAAATTTATCATGCCTGTTGATCGCAACGATGTTCTCGAAGAAGTTGCAAAAGAGTTTGACAAGATGCCCTTTGGTGACACCGCCGCATCGTTTGCAATCTTTGTTCGAGGTATGAAACGATGACCGACAAACCAAAGACTTGTCAGGTGTGCCGCCTGCGACCAGCAGACAAGCAGGTGCGAACTAGCAAGGGCGCACCGCAGTGGCGATGCCAGACCTGCCACGACTTGAAGAACCGTGGCGGCTTTACCAAAGGAAAACAATGAATCCGAAAGTTGCAGACCTTGCATCGAAGGTGGCGTTCGACGCCGCAGACTACACATGGTTTGACTTCACAGAACTTGGTGATCATGCCGAAGAAGAACTAAAAAGCGTTGGGCGTCAACACGGGTGGGATAAGCAGATGATGCACCTCGACCAGTTTTTGACCCCATCTGATCACATGGCGGTCATGCAACCAGCATGGCCTGACATTGCATTCACCTATGACAAATACATCAAGTTTGGTGGGTACGAGGGGGCCGCCGTTATGCTGTGGACAAACGATGGATTTAACAGCCCGCTGGTGATCGTTACCGAAAAGCGGGTAAAAGTGGTTGGCAGTGAGGATGATGCCTCAGAGGGCACCAATGTGGTCGTCCACCAAAAACTGATGGAGGCGTCGAAAAAAGGCGGTATGGCCGAGCGCGATGCTATGAAACTTTACGAGGATGCTTGCATCAGCGCGGTTAACTACGCTTGTTTGATTAACTTGAGAGCGCATACCACTGAGCAGGTGGTTACCGCGCATATGGCAAAGGGGATGGGGTTCATCAACCGCAAGCGCAGGGCCAAGCACCAGCCACTGGTTTACTCGTGGAACACGATTGAGTTAAAACCAGACCCGCAGGTCAAGCAACCGCATAAGGGTGGTACCCACGCAAGCCCTGCCCGCCACAAACGACGCGCCCACATGAGGCGTTTAAGCGCGGGTGGCTTCACATGGATACCTGAAATGTGGGTAGGTAGCATTGAGAATGGTTTTATTGTTCACGACTATGTGCCCGACCGAGAACTTACTAAGGACAAGCAATGACTGAGAAACTGAAAGTTGTTTTTGCCGAGGGTTGCTTTGACAACTTTGACGGCACAGAGGAAGAGTTGGCCGCGATGCTGGCCGACATACACCAGATGGTTGAGGACGGCACGCTGATGGACAACGCTGTGCCAATTGACCCAGAAGAGGAAGCCAAGTTCATCGAGTTGATGCAAAACAGGACGCCAAGACAATGAAAACCAAAAAAGAAATTCAACAAGAGATTTTTGAGTTGCTTGGTGCAATGAACGCGTTGGGTGAGGCAATGGATCACATACAAGAAAAACGCATGGAAGCAACAAGAGAACTGTTTGCTTTGCATCAAATGCTTAGAGACATAGAGGCTGGCGAATGACCACGCTGAAGGAAAAGAAGCACATGAGCGCGGTGGCCGAGTTGGGTTGTGCCGTATGCAGGCGAATGGGGTACGAGGGCACGCCCGCTGAGTTGCACCATCCAAGGCGTTTGGCGGGGGGCTGGGGGCGTTCTGGGCACTTCAGTGTCATACCGCTATGCCCAGAGCATCATCGCGGCTCTACGGGCCTGCATGGCCTTGGGACGAAAGGCTTTGAGGCGCACTACGGCTACGACGAGGCCGCTCTGCTGGCCGACACCCTCAAATTGCTGGGTGTTGCGGAAGAGCAACAGTTGAAAATATTTTTTCAAAGATGTTGAAAAAGGTGAAATACCGAATTACACTACCATCACTGACCAAGCAATAGTGCAAGGCAGAACCAGCGAAGGAACAGCGACATGAACAACGATCTCAACCTCAACAGCGTAGACACACTCGGTGCTTTGTTGGCACAGATTGCCGACCTTACCAAGCAAGCCGATGGCATCAAGGACAGCATCAAGGACAGCGCCAGCAAGGGCGGCGCAAAGGTTGTCGAAGGTGCTTTGTTCAAGGCCACCTATATCGAGAGCAACCGCTCTGTGTTCGACAAGGACGCATTCATCAAAGAGTTTGGCGCAGAGGCATACGCCAAGTTCACAAAGGTTTCCGCTGTGTTCAGCGTGAAGGTCACCAGCAAGTAAACCCAAAGCCCCTTCGGGGGCTTAACCCAAACGAAAGCGAATCGGATATGAAACACGCAGAAGTGCAATACATCAGCCTCGGTTACAAGTACGAGCAGGCCAAGTCTCCAGCGTCTGGGCAGGCCGCCGCGCAGGCCATCAGAACACTCATGGAGGAAGAGGCCATCGAGGACAGAGCGGAGGCCCGTCACCTTGTTGAGCGTGGCCGTCAAGAGGCGAGGGCTACAGCATGACCAAAGACCAAACACTTGAGTTGATCGAGGGCCGAATAATGATGCTGGTGATGGCTGGCGCACAGCGGGAGGAGGACGGCTCCCCCGTGTATGAGGATCGCATGATCAAGTTTGCGATCAGCGCACTGGAAGGTTTGTACAACGACATTGAGGAGGCCGCATGAGCAAGCGCACGATGGGCCGCGTGCTGGCCGAACTCAAATCCATTCGCACTGGCGACATCTTTGTGGCCGACAGCATCAAGACCTGCATTGAGTTGCTGGAGGCCGATATAGGCCGTCGCAAGGGCAGAGGCTACCTACCCCCGCACCAATGGCACAGCGACACCTCCAGAGCCGCCGCAGAGTCCATTGCGCCCAAGTTTGGAACCATTACACGAAAGGTGCTGGCGCATTTGTGTACATACCCTGAAGGTCTGACAGACGAGGAGGCCCAGCACACGATGGGCATGGAAGGCAACTCGTATCGGCCATGCCGAGTGTCTTTGATGGACAAGGGTTTTGTTGTGGACAGCGGAACCCGTAGGAAAACGCACCAGCGCAAAGACGCGGTGGTGTGGTCTGTAACGCCAGAAGGTTTTCTGGCACTGGAGGAAGTATGAGCGAGACAGTGATGAGCGAATACATCAAGGGCTTTGATCACGGTTGCGATTACATCGTGGCGGAGATCGAGCGATACATCAAGGAATGCAACAGCCATGATGCGCTGGTGCTGGTTGAGTTGGTCAAACGACTCAAGATGGAAGACAAACCTCGATGAGGTTCGTTGAATTATTTGCGGGCATTGGTGGCTTTCGCTTAGGTCTTGAGCGTGCTGGTCATCAATGCGTTTGGGCCAACGAATTTATGCCGAAAGCGGCAAGCATTTATGAACACAACTTCAAAGACAAACCAGATGGACGAGACATCCGAACCATTCACGCTGATGAACTCCCCGATGCCGACTTACTCGTCGGAGGATTTCCATGCGCGACTTTCAGCGTTGCTGGTAAGCGAACAGGATTCGGGACAGAAGATACACGCGGTACTCTCTTTTTTGAAATCTGCCGCATCCTCGCTGGTAAGCGAATCCCATATTTATTCCTTGAAAATGTTAAAGGACTCCTCAACCACGATGGAGGGCGAACCTTTGGAGTTATCGTCGCAAGTCTGGATGAACTGGGGTACGACATCCAATGGGAATGTCTTAACAGCAAAAATTTTGGAGTCCCGCAGAGTAGGGAACGAGTCTTCATTGTCGGCAATCTTAGAGACCGACCCAGACCCCAAGTATTTCCTATCGGAAGATGCTATTCAGCGGATGGTGTTCAAGACGGAACGCAACAAACTTCTCAACCGAGGATTCAAGCCGCAAATCATAAAAGATTCGCAGTCGGAACCTTACTTCACCGACTTTACGAGGGAGACACTAACAATGTCTACCTTGAAGACAGAGTATGTGGAGAAGTTGATGCTACTGGGATGGGATACACCAGAAGAGGACAAGCAGTTGGGTCTCTTCTGAGGCAACTCACGCCGCTCGAATGTGAGCGCCTTCAATCACTGCCAGACAACTGGACAAAGTGGTACGCCGACGGTTCATTGGTCACTGACTCGCAAAGATATGAGCGATGTGGCCGCGCTGTGACCGTCAATGTGATATATGAAATTGCAAAGAGGTTGCCAGTATGAAATCTTGGACATTTGATACACCAGAGATTGCTCAGACATTTGACTCTCATGTGCGTGAACAGTTGCCGTGGTACGACATGGTCACCGATGCTGTGGCCTACATCGTGCGCAACTACCTGCCAGAGGGCGGTGTGGTGGTGGATATTGGCGCATCGACAGGCAACATGGTGGACAAGTTGATGCCACTTTTACTGGAGCGTAAAGCATATGCACGCGCCATCGAGAAAAGTCCGACGATGGTCGATGTGCTGAAGCGTCGATTCGAGAATCATCACAATGTCAGCATCACGCAGGCAGACATCCGCTACGACTCTGTCCAGCCTGCGCAAGTCTATGTGTTGTTCCTCACAATGATGTTTATCCCAGTGCATGATCGCCAACGCGTTTTAAACGCCCTCAGAGCCGATTTATACAAAGGTGGGGTGTTGATAGTGGTGGACAAGGTTTGCGATCACCAAGGGTACTTCTCGACCGTTTTGAAGCGCCTCACGATGCAGTTCAAACTCCAGCAGGGAGCCAAGCCAGAGGATGTGCTGACCAAGGAGATGAGTCTGGCTGGCGTGCAGATACCGATTGATCCAGCCATCCTTGGGTCTGATGCCAAGCAGTTTTTCCGCATGGGTGAGTTTGCTGGATGGGTGATTGAGGGGTAGGGAAACTACTTAGAAAATAATTTTTAAAGGGGTTGTGCAATCTGTTTAAGTTAATGTTATACTTTCACCAACGACAGCAATTAAGCAGTCGTCTAACAGCGAAGGAACAGAGAAATGACAAACGCAACATGGATTCGTAAATTAGGTTCACACATCATCGGCTCTGGTGATGTTCGTGGTGAGGTTTACTTCGACGGCACAGAGTACAGCGCATACGCGCAGACCAACACTGACTCTGCCTACGAGAACTTCAAGTCTTTGGCCCAAGCAAAACGCTGGGTTGAGAAGTTCTTGGCCGCTTGAGGAGTACACCATGATCGACAACAAGAAAACAGTTTTTACCTCTGCCACTGGCGAGTTCACCATCGTGCGCGTTCAGTCTTATGGCTTTCGTTGCAACACCCTGTCTAGCGATTGGGAAGTCATGCAAAACGGCCAATGCATCGGCAACTACCTCCGCCTCAAGGATGCCAAGAAGTTCCTGCAAACCGTTTTGAGCAAGTAAGGAGATCACCATGTCATATATCGCAGAGATTGAAACCCGCGTCGCAGGCATCCCCTGCATCATTGGCCTGATCGAGTTCGAGAGCGTGCGCGGCTCCTACTCCTACAACGCCGCCAGTGACTGGGACTACCACGGCTATACCGACACCGACTGGGAGGTCTGTGACCGTCGTGGCCGTCCTGCTCCTTGGCTGGCAAACAAGTTGTCCAAGGACGACTACAGCCGTATCGAGCGCGAGATTGTCGAGTACATGAGCAACTAAGGGTTTGTCCCTACAAAATAATTTAAAAAAGTGTTGTTAAGGTGAAATACAGTGTTACACTTACAGCACTGACACAGCAAACCTGCATAGTCAGATAACAGAGAAGGAAACAGCGAAATGAAAAAATCTATCAAACTCAAAGACATCCGCGTAGGTCAACTGGTTGTGACCAGCGACAGCCCAGAAGCGCAAGTGCGCACAGTCGAGAGCGTCGATGGCTTCGTGGTCACTCTGACTTGGTTCGAGGGTACCAACCAGTGCATCCAAGGCGTGGACTACTCGCTGTTGCGTGTGCCCACCATTGAGCAGGTTGAGTACAGCATCAACGCCAACGGCAGGCTGGCAAACATCCTCGATGTGGCTGATGTGAAGTTTGTCATCGGCTAAACAAACAGGGGGCTTCGGCCCCCACTACCGAATCAATAACCAACTGAAAGCGAATCGATTATGTCAGACGAAATTGAAACAACCATCTACACCGACGACGGTGTGCGCGTGTATGTCAGCGAGTGGGATGACGGTGGTGCATGGTTCCGCATCAGCGCCCAGCACGGCGCGATGTCCACCGCGTTGACCCGCGAAGAAGCCCAGCAGTTGTTGGCTGGCTTGCAGGCAGTGTTGAACAAAGAGGTGACAGCATGAAATACAAAGGCCAAGGCAAAAAAGATTTTGTGGTTGTGATCAAGGACGAGGACGGCACACAGCGCGTCTTCTCTCGCCCAGTGACAATTGGTCAAGCCTCGTTCATGGTTCGCGGTTCATCTTTGCCGCTGGACTTCTTTGCAATCCGCCACCTTGAGCAGTTGGGCATCAAGCCCCACGCAACGACACATGGGGTGACAGCATGACCAAAGAGGAAGCCCTTGACACAGTCAAGTTGTTGTCGGCTTTGGAGTCGTGGGGGTTCACTGTAAAAGAGAATTTCCCTGATTACCTTCGCGATGATTTGCACGATGTCCAAGATGTGTTGAGGCGCATCATCTTGGAGGAGCCACAAGAGAAGTACACCTACGGCACACCTTTGTTGGATGCTATGACTGGCAAGGAGAAGAACACATGACAGACCAAGAACTGCAAGAAGCCATCGACAGGGCGCGATCCTTTGTTGCCCCGCAGATGGACTACAAGACCACGCCATCCTCAGACCTCAAAGAATCCACCATCAAGTACATCAAAGAGTTGCAGGCAATTCAAGTCGTGCGTGCTGGAATGGCGACCGCACCAACACTGCAAAGACTGGAGAAAATACAATGAACAAGCAGGAGATCGACGACATGATGAAGGACTTGCCAAGCCAACAATTACCTGAAGAAACCACCCTTCAGAAGTTCACAATTGGTATAATGTTCGTACTGTTTTTGATCATCTGGATGTGGGTGCCAAACTTCTTCTTGACTGAGGAGGAATGCGCCCAGCAATCACCGCAGGCGATCACCATCGGGCTTTGTACCGAACCGAAAGCGAAATAAAACCGACTCGGTTAAACGCCTTGGACTCGCAGGCGTAAAAGCGAAGAGGGATTGGGTGGAAGCCCCAAGCCAACACGCATGGGGATTGCCGAGAACTGAAGTCGTGGGTGCAGTCCCATATTCAGGGTAGGGAACCTGCCAGTCCCCAGCCGTGTTGGTGAATGCGCAGGCTGATGCGCTGGGATAGTCGTGACCTCATGCGTCGCGCCGATATTAAGGACGGCATGAAAGCCTGAGATCAGCGCAGGCCACTAACAGCCCATCTGGCGAACCTAAAGCGAATCGATTACACTGCGATCAATTCGACACTATGGGGAATATGGGTCATGC